GTTCGACGACAGCAGGAGGAGCAGCGACAGCGGGTTCGACAGGATTATAAGGTTTTCCGTACATGTTGAAATATTCGCGATCAAAATACTCATCTAGAAGCTTATCTAGTTCTTCCTTGGTCAGCCCTTCGTGTGGGATATCGTGTGCCTCTGCAAACGCTGTAGGCGATCCTTCCTTAATACGTTTCCGATATCCTGCTTCTGAAATGTTAATATAATCCTGTGCAGGAGGAGCGGCGACAGCAGGTTCAGGAAGCACAGGCGGTTCCACAACCGGGGGTGTGACGGGAGGAGACGGTGCGACGACAGCGGGGGGAGACGGTGCGACGACAGCAGGAGGAGACGGGGGGACAGCAAACCTTGGGGTTGTTGCGACAGGTGGAGCAGGAGGAGCAGGGGTAGCGACAAGAGGAGCGACAGTGACGGCAGCAGCAAGCGTGGAAGCCGACGGCTTGATTTCAGGGAACTCTGGCCAATAGCTCGAAGGATTCAGTTCGTCATCATACTGGACATATCCTGTCGTGATCGGGATCACCATCCGAAACCCTACTGGGAGCGTCACTGTACGTCTACCGATCGATACATTCACAGATTCCTGTAACAGACCGTGGAGACCAATAGAATGGTATTCGTCCTCCATTGGGCCGACAGTGAGTCCCCCAAACCGTGCAGTCCGCTTGTCGAGCAGCCGAACACCGGGGTGATCAGACGCCAGTGCAAAGGAATACGTGAACCCCCCAGAAGGTGCCTTTGCGGGCGGGAGGCGAATCTCGTCCAGATTCACAGTCGTCTGTACAATCTGCGAGTACTCGGTGCCAAGCAGCTCCTGACGTCTGAATTCGGCCTTGTCGGAATATTGAAAAAAGGGGATCCTCATCTCGGCCGTCTCGTCCAGTGCCTCACCAACAATCGTGGCATCCTGCACGACCGACAGCTCAATGCCGTCAGCAGTGATTGCCTTGAGCGGCACACGCTCTGCCTTGGGACGCTCTGCACTGCTACGAAGCTTGGTAATGGCAGCACTCGCATCCTTGTTTGCGAGGAGCTTCATAGCCGGAAGCAGGGTGTTTTCGTCTTCCTTGTGAAAAAGCTTGAAGGTCGTGACCAGTGCGGCTGGTGGAACGTACCGAGGTACCTCAGGCGTTGTTCCCAGATCCACGATCCCAAAGCTGTTCATTATGTTTAGTCCAAGAAATGAGGACGGTGTCTTTTTGTGTAGGCTACAATCTTGCGTTGACGATCCTTATTGTACTTGTAGAATGCCCGGTATGCGACAGTCGGATCTGAGCTGTGATACTCGGGCGGCATGGCCTGAGCGGGAGGTGTAAGTCCACGAGATGGAAGATTCTGCGGCTCTACAATGGTCAGCCAGTCGAGATGAGCCTCACAGGCATGAACCTTGTGAGAACCGTAGCGATAGCGGTACTCTTGTAGTAGACAGGCCATAAGACGCACCAGCCAGCGGTAATTGTCGAGGGACTGCACGACCCAGAGGAGGCAGGGATGCTTTGCGTGGGTCGGCCGGTATCCGCGGCGGGGTGCACAGTGGATATACGGCGGTTCAGGTTGATCCGTCAGCACCCAGTGTGCCGTGTAGAGGAGCTGACAGCTCTCCAGGATCATCTTCACAACATGCTTGTCGCAGTGCCATCTGGCACAACGACGAGGATTCCAATCGAGGAAGAAGATGTTCATTTTGGAGGAGCCGCCCCAGCACCAGCCCCAGCACCCGCCGGGTTCGTTTTCTCTTGAAACTGGGTTTGTATAGACGCCCGATCCGCACCCCGATAGACGAGATCTAGTTTGAGTTTTAAAAGCTCGACACGCGAGATTGGCATTTACCTGTTATAAGACAGCATCAAAAAATGGCAGGTCTAACAACGGTGTATACTCGTGCAGAGCTTCAGAGCATGTATCTACATTCCATCGTCAAGCAGATCGTCGATGCGGTCGTGGGTGATGCGTCGATAGGTCGGACGTATACCGTGTTTCACAAGGGACATCTTGTTTCCGTCGCGTTTACAGAGCAGCTGGAGCACGAGATTCGCAAGGTGCTGATTGACTGTACGATTCTGATCACTCGCAACTATAATGGGTACACTGTTCAGGTCGACTGGTCTCCGCCTCTCCGTAATCCCCCACTTACACCCAATCACGATTACTAGAATCAAATCAAATGACCTCTAACGAGCAGCTTCGTGGCATGTGGCTGGTACGTGTGATTGACGAACTTTCTACCGCTGTTGTGGGTGCTGCTCGCGATGGGAAGGATCACTGCGTCTGTGTCATTCATCGGGTTCTCACGCGTCCGCTCCCGCTGGCCGCAACGATCCACAGCCTGCTTCAGCCCAGATTTCCAGACGCGTACATCCACTGCGGCCTACCTACCCCAGAGGGCATCACAGTGACCATCAAGTGGAATCACCTATAACTCAATCGCATTCCGGATGCTGCGACCCGAATTGTTCCAATTCATCTCCGTCTGAGCGATATTCACGGGCTGTAACACCTGTTTGGTCGCATGATACTGGCCGATTAAAAACAGCACCACAGACCCCACAACCACTAAAAACATGACCGTGTTAAACCAGACTGCCCCTACCCCCATTCTGATTTGACGCGACTGTGCGAGGTTATTCTCAATCCTGTACAGAGCCGTGTGATCCACCAGGTTCATTACTGTGAAGAGAGACTCGGAAGTTTCTGAATCAAACATAATGCAGGCAATCCTTGGCACCGTGGTTGCCATCTCTGGTTTCGGGGTCGCATACTTTGCACACAGTGTCTTCCCCAGTGAGCCGCTGTCGGACAGTGATGTCCTGCTCTCACAGACAACGATCGGGACGGTCAATATTCTCAATAAGGAGTCCCTGAAACAGGAGGGCAGCACGCCACGCGAATGGATACAGCTGTATCTCAATCGGAAGGCAAATTTAGAGGACGTGCTGGAGCTGGTGACGGGAAAAACAACCATCAAGACCGCGTACTCTGCACTCAAGACGATGAATCCTTCGCCCGAGGTTCGCTTCCTGTTGAAGGCGGCGGAAACGAACTATGGGTTAAAAGAAGCTGCACCCACGGATGAACGTCTGACGGCAGCTTCACCCGCTGTTTCGCCGAAGGGTTCCATACAATAGCCCGTACCACGTCCAGCTGCTGTTTGAGCGTCAATTTGGGAGGAAGCTCCACCTCTAGGTGGCCATACAAGATGGACTGCAATACCTCCTCCATGGGTTAGTGTGTTCTCTGGTTCTTAAATCCGCAAAATAAGATGCACGGCAATCGCGAGAACCGCCAGATACGTGCCATCATTCCACAGATGCTGGCGAGAGATGCCCATAATCCGCTCCTGACCACTCATGTCCAAAAGACCACCCATCCCCACAAGTACAAGTGAGATCAGCAGGAGAACCGTGGAAAGTTTAAGTTCAATCTTCATTTGTTTAAGCGAAAGAAGAAAGGCTCTGTGTGTAAGGATTGCTGCGGAAGGCATCCAGGATACTCGGCTCGATACGCGTCACCTCCACGTCCTGCTGCAAAGGCTCATTAAACTTCTGTGTGCCAATCTGCTGTGCCGTGGCCGCTGTGGGGATCACGTTTGCAGGATCCACAAACTGCCGCACATTGACCAGCTGATCCTCGTCCTTGTTCACCTTGACCGCACCGTACGAGGACGACCCAATCGAGGTCGCGATATAGCCCGGAGTCTGGTAATTGGTGAGAACAGACGCCTCACGACCCGGGTTGGTGTACGCAGCCAGATAAGGATCCACCACATACGTCCCCTCGGGGTAGGCACCGCCACTCCCACCGGCCGTACCGAACCATTCACCCACAGTCAGCTTCATGAACTGCTCGAACGGCTCCGTAAAGGCACGCACATAGCTGCTGAACGTGAACGCCGCCCCGCCACCGCCATAGTACTCAATGTTCGTCGTCTCACGCTGCTGCTCCTTCTGGATCTGAGCCGCATACGAGGCAGGAGCCACCTGTGCACCCGTTGTGGTCAGTAGATACGGCATGCTCCCGTCCTTCTCCACCAGTACCTGGAAGGTGTCGGGGCGATTCTTATTCACGGGAGCCTGGAGACCGGGGTTGGTGATGTAGTGAGAACCAGGGATTACCGGCATATCGTACGACAGCTTGGGCTTATTGGCCGCCCGCAGCTCGTCCGTCGTACGGGGCTTGGCGTACTCCTGCAGCTCATTGAACTGCTGGAACCCACCGGAGGGCTTGTCCGTGTAGCCGTCATTGATACCAGGACCTACACGCTGCTGCTCGATGGGGAACACATTGTTCATCCGCATGCCTGCAACCTGGCGAGACTGGTAAAAGTCGCTCTCGTTCTGGTTGCCAAAGGGCAGACCCGTGCCGGGTACCACGTCGTACAGGGACGCAATCTCACGCTTCTGGAAGACCTCCTTGCCAGTGCCAGAAAACGTGTCCAGGATGCTGCTGTTCGCACCCGCTCGCATGTTCTGGGTGACCTTGGCACCATAAAAGGGAACCATGTTCGCGTGTCCCTGGGGTGCCTGTGTATGCTCCACGCGGTCATTCGAGACATCCAACGGGCGAGGAGACAGGAATGTTTCCTTGGGCTGGGGTACCTTGGCCTTGTACTGGGTGGCGAGGATGTAGCCCAGGAGTCCAAGCCCGGTAAAGAGTGCGAGCTGTATCATTGTTACTTGAAAGAGGGTAAAAAATAGGCATGCCAAACAAACAATGGATGTACTGGGGGTTCAACGTCCACGTGCAGAAACCGACTATGATGTCGCTGATTTGGAGGTGTTAGAAGAGCGTGCCGATCCAGAAGCCGAGGCTCTTCGGAAAGAGTTCTACAAGCTCGAGGACAAGATCCGCGGCCTCATCATCAAACAGCAGGAGCATGACAAGGCAACGGCAGCCTATCAACGTGAAGCTGCGGATCCTGATCCCATCCCGGGTGTTCTGCGTGCAGCACAAACGAAGCTCGCGTTTAACCCCGGACTGACCCTCGCACAAAAGAAGCGTGTGACAGATGCTCTTGCTCGGATGAGGGAGATTGAAGCTATTCCTGGTGTGATACCCAAGACCGGGACGGGGAGAAGGCGTGCAAAAACTGTGAAAACGAACCGCCGGATTCGCCGCACACGAAAGCACAAGAAACATGCTGCACGTCGTTGATCTTTCCCTTCCCGCTCCCGAGATTGCAAATCCCTTTCCGTTCCCACTGGATCCCTTCCAGGCATGGGCATGTAAGGCGATCGACGCCCACGAAAATGTGCTGGTGACGGCCAAGACTGGGTCTGGCAAGACGCTCGTGGGCGAGTACCAGATCAAGACCTCTCTTGCCCGCGGCAAGCGTGTGTTTTACACGACCCCCATCAAGTCGCTGTCCAACCAAAAGTTCCACGATTTGAAGGAGATGGGACTCTCTGTGGGCATCATGACGGGCGACATCAAGTTTGCTCCCCAATCCGATGTCGTGGTGATGACGACGGAGATTCTGTGCAACCTCCTCTTCAAGAAGGACACGCCTTCCGAGTCCTTTGTGCAGCTCTCGCTGAATGACGTGGACGCAATCGTCTTTGATGAGGTACACTACATTAACAATCCCGAGCGTGGCAAGGTGTGGGAGCAGTGCATCATGCTGCTGCCCCCCGAGATTAACCTTGTGATGCTCTCTGCCACGATCGCCGATGCTCCCAAGTTTGCGAGCTGGATTGGCGAGGTCAAGCAGAAGCCGATTCACTTGATCTCCACCCAGTACCGTGTTGTGCCGCTGGTTCATACGGTCGGAGACAATCTGGTTGTGATGGATCACCGCGACGTCTTCTATCCGGATCGCTACAATGCCTGGCTGCAGTCGTTGGAGGAGTCGAAGCGTAAGCAGAGGGAGCATGCACGCCGGGTGGCTGATCGTCGTCGTGCAGGATATGATGATGCACCGGTAGAGAAGGATTCTCGTCAGCAGTCGTTCCTTCATCAGATGAACCATCTTGTCGAGACCGCCGAGCTGCCCGCTCTCTTCTTCGTGTTTAGCCGTGCAAGGTGCGAGGAGTACGCCTCCAAGGTATCTCACGATCTGCTCACAAGCAGCGAGACGGCCTCTGTCCGGCATATCCTGGACTTTCATCTCCACAAGTACCCCGATGTCCAGACGTCTGCCCAGTACCACACGCTTCGGGGTCTCCTGGAGAAGGGCATTGCCTTTCATCACAGCGGTCTCCTCCCCGTCCTGAAAGAGATTGTGGAGATCCTGTTTGGGAAGGGCTTTGTCAAGCTCCTGTTCGCCACCGAGACCTTTGCTGTGGGGATCAACATGCCCACCAAGACGGTCGTGTTCACGTCCTTTACCAAGCACTCTGAGGGCGGCCTTCGGATGCTGCGAAGTGACGAGTACATTCAGATGGCGGGTCGTGCAGGTCGACGCGGCAAGGATACACGGGGCTTTGTCCACTATCTTCCCGATCGCGAGCCTGCTCCCCTTGAGGACGTGCGTCGTATGATGACGGGTGGCCAGCAGCGTGTGTGTTCCCGGATGGACTTTGGGTACGACTTTCTGATCAAGACGCTCCATGCACACAACCTGGACTGGCGAGAGGTTGTGAAGCAATCGTATTGGTACACGCAGCACCTGGAGGGCATTGAGCAGGACAAGCGGGAGATTCAGAGGATTGCGGCCGAGCGTGACGAGCTTCGTCTGACGGCGGCTGTCGTGGATGAGCTGGCAGTTCGCCACATGCTCGAGAACCTGGTGCGAGAGACGACGAATGCAAAGCGGAAGGATGCTCAGCGAAAGCTGGAGGCATGGAAGCGGGAACACGAGGGGCATCGGTGGGATACTGCATGGAAGTCCTTTAGTCGCTGGAATACGCTGACCAAGATGATTGCAGACTGTGACGACAAGATCCGGGATGCGACCGAATATGAGAGCTGGATTGTTCCACGCATCGAGTACCTCGAGCAGCATGGGTTTCTTGGGACGCAGCTGGGTCTTCTTGCAGCGAATGTGCACGAGGGACACTCGCTCATGATGCCGATCGCCTTTCACAGCAAGGCATTTCACAAACTCTCCTCCTTTGAGCAGCTCGTGGGCGTTCTCTCCCTGTTTGGAACCTCTGGCGAGGAGCGGGATGATGAGGAGCTGACGCTGAATGACTGTACCCACCTGGAACCGGAGTCGGTGGCCACTGTGCAGGCGTTTATCACGAACTCTGTCGCCCCTCTGGTTCACAGTGAAAAAGTGCCTTCCAATTCATCCTACTGGCGGATTGATTGCATGTGGGCGGATGCAGCGATTCGATGGATCAAGGGCGAGCATGCAAGCCTCATCTGTGGCGACTATGGGCTGTACGAGGGGAACTTTATTCGGGCGATGCTCAAGGTTGCGAACCTGGTCGACGAGTGGACGACCATGGCTACCCTTACACAGGACCTGGATCAGTTGGAGCTTCTTCGGGATGCTCGGCAGAAGATTGTGAAGGGCGTCGTTGTACCCGACAGCCTGTATCTTCGCACTTGATGACGAGCCGCTTCTTCCAGGTGGGAGCATTTAGGTTCAGAAAGTAGTGGAGCCGCACAATCGTTCCCTCTGCAAATGTTTGGTCGTAGGCGGTCATCATACGCTTCCAAGAAGGAACCCATACACGAGACCGTTTTTCCGTTGAGGAGAGTACGATGGCCGTGATGGGATAATCGTGTGTCTCCATGGCCGCTGTCAAGAACACCATATCCCGCTCATAGTGCTTTGCATGCTTATTCTGGATGTTGAGGGTGTTCAGAGTGTACGGAAGCGGCTTGCCCTTCAAGTAGGACTGATTGACCACATCTGCCCACCTCCGAATGGGCGAGCTTGCGTGACAGTATGTATCTGCACACAGCCCCCAATGATGCGGATTGGTTTCACTGTACGTTGCACTCCCGTAGGCCAGATGTTTCAGATCCGTGTTCCACATGGCATAGTGTTCGAGCTTGAAGGCATCGGGCGGCGAGTGAGACCGAAAGACGCCATGCCTGTCCGCCCACAGACGCTTTGCAGCCTCTGTGTTGTAGAAGATCATCAGTGCAGCAATCCAGTCGTGTGGGTCTGAAAGAGAAGCGGTAGTCGATGTGAGATGTTCGGCAATCGCTCGGAGCGTACTCACCGGAAAGTCGGTCGCGTTTGATACACTCTCGTATGTGTACGTCTTTTTGTTGAGGATGGTGACCGGTTTGAAGTCGATCGTGTCGTGCACGACGCCGTTCTTCCACTCGAACAGCATCGCGAGTCCAAGACGCCGAACGCCGGGCTTGAGAGAACACATGTCGTCTGAGAGTTGAGAGGGGAGCATCGGAACCATCACCTTGCCATCCTTGTAAAACGTCTGACCGATTGCGGATGCCTTCTCGACCAGCCACATATTGTGACAGACCCACTCGTGTACATCGGCAATAGTGATGGCAACATGCGTCCGGCCATCCTCTTCCCAGATGGAGACACAGTCGTCAATGTCCATGCATCCTGCCGGGTCGATGTTGATCGTGGGATAGGCATCCAAAGACATGCGATCTCCGACGGGAGGAATGGACACGGGTTTCAGCGACTTGGCCGTCCAACGATACTGACAGTACCGCCACAAGAGTGCCTCCTCCTCTGCAGTCTTGTCTCCACACTTGCCTAGCACCTTGACAATGACGCCTTTCCAGATACGAGACGTGGTATCTGCGATTGATGCAACGGCCAAGAGGTTGGTTGTGCGATCCTTCTCAGAGCATCCCACCAGGAATGGTTCGATGGCGGTGTCAAAGGGCTGAAAGAGATACTGTGGGATGCCACGAGAAGACATCCCGTAGATGGTCTTGGACGTTAAGTGAACGACGCCCGAGAACATCTTGTGTGATTGAGAGCTCTATTCGAGTAAGGTACACGAATCCGATTTGGTGAGGATCTACATTAACGGCCGCCAGACGCTGTCCGTAGTCTTCTGCTTGTTGCAGGGGCAGCCGCCCCCGAACTTTTCCTTCACAGCCGGAAGAGGAGGGCAGGGCTTGAAGGCCTTGTAGAGGATCCAGATCGCGAGGGCCGCACCGGTCGCATACAGAAGATATTTCCACCAAGGAGTAGGAGCAGGAGCCATACCGAGCTGACCACCTTTTGCCATGTTGTTGTTTTAACACAAGACTTTCTACTCATACAGATGGGCATTCCGTATTATTTTGCGACGCTCATTCGGCAGCACAAGGGGATTGTGAGCCGTGTACACGGAACAATCACCCCCGATGTACTTGCAATCGATTTCAACTGCATGATTCACCAGTACATGAATGACGCAAATCCTATTGAGAGTATCCTTGCGGCACTGCGAGACCTACCTTGCCGTGCCACAAAGTTCACGTATATCGCGATGGACGGCCTGGTTCCGTATGCCAAGATGGTGCAGCAGCGGTACCGTCGCTTCCGTGCGTCGCCTCCTTCGTCCTCCTCTTTTGACCGCAACCAGATCTCCCCGGGTACGCCCTACATGGTGGAGCTTGCGGATGCTGTGCGGGCTGCCTTTCCTCACTATGTCGTCTCTGACACCTTAGAACCAGGCGAGGGAGAGCATAAGCTGCTGTCTTGGCTCAAGACGCTTCCGCCGAACCAGAGGCGTTCTATCACCGTGTATGGGTTGGACGCTGATCTGATTCTGCTCTGTCTTGCCCAGAAACAGCTTTCCTACCCTAGTTCTTTTTCGCTGCTCCGTGAGAACATGGCCTTTGGGAAGGATGAAGCACCAGGGTATTCAACCTTGTCCATCTGGAAGCTTGCGGACGCGATTGGGCTACCGATTGCACAGTACATTCGGCTCTGCATCCTTTGCTTTGGGAATGACTTTATGCCTTCCTTGGGCATGTTCTCGCTGCGTGAGGGCGGACATCAGCAGGCGTTGGGCGTCTACACGGCTGCTGGTTCTCCCGATCTGACCACCGTGGAGGGTATCTGGACGTTTGTGGACAAGGCCGTTGATCGAGAGTGCAGGGTTCTCTCTGAAAAGGTGGAGAAGCGTGGCATTCCCTTTGAGCGTGCTATTGTGGCCTCGGATGCGTCGCACATGCAGCGGAGGTACAATTGTCACGTGTTGGACGGTGTGCGGAATATTCGCCCGGTGGTAGCTGCCTTTTGGCGAACCTATTACTGGACGGTGTGGTACTTTACGGAGAATACAGTCCCCGATTGGACGTGGGTCTATCCATACCCAGATGCACCACTGGTGTCACAGCTGTGGGATGTGGGCGTATGTGAGGCACCCGAGTTTGATGCTACACTGACGTACACGATCCGCGATCAGCTGCAGTTTATTCTTCCAGAGTGGTCTCTTCGGCTTGCTGGGCGGCCACCACTGTTTCCCGACGAGTTTTACGACGAGGAGACGGACGTGCGAATGCCGTGGATGAAGCGATATGTGTGGGAGTCAAAGCCCAGGATGTCGTTGCCTTGGACGCCTATCGGGACAGAAACGAGAATCGAGGAATGGGGCCAGTAACCCTACGTTGAGGAGGAGGAGCTGTACCTGTAGGAGCGACAACAGGCCGGGGTCGATAGACGGCACCGACGGTTCGTGTAGGCGTTGGCAGAGCAGACAGTAGTGGACCCACGTCTTCGTCCTGAACAAGCCGTTCAACGGCATCCCAATCGGGTGTTCCTTTGGACGCCCAGTATTCAGACTCTGTCAAGATCACCTCGCGAATGTGCCTGGCAGCTGTGATTCCTCCAAGAGTCGTGTCGCGAGACCAATCCCTTCGAACATACAAAATATAGCTCTGACGCTGAAGATGAGCCTTATCGGGTTCAATATTCCGACGCATGTGATCCACCGCCTCCTTTGCCGTCAAGATAGCCGCTGAATTCCGTTTGTTGACGGTATTGTGTGCACGAATCACAAACAGGGAAAAGTTCTTTCGACACGTATTCCAGTCCGGGAAGGCTGCCTGGTACTGGGTCAACAATGTAGAAAAATGCGTCCTGCACTTTTCACATACAATGCAGCTGCGAAAGGACAGAATCCAGCGAGCAAGCAGAGCCTTTTCAAGCTCACTTGGCTCGTCTGGAAATAACGCAGCCGCCGAATGTAGGGTCGCCCACGCAAGGGGTCCCCAAATCTTCGTCATTATCTAGCCCGCACAAGAAGTTCAGCTTAAAAGCCCCGCACCAACCGCGTCCACATAGAGCTTCCGAAGCACCGTTGGCGGGATAGTCTTCTTCTCGTCGGAGATGATCTTCTTTTCGACCAGCTTCTTCCGGATGGTGCCAATCGGCGTCTTGGTGACGCTGCGTTTCAGCGTCTCACGTGCCTTCTTCACCTTGTGTTCAGACACAATGACCACCGACCGCTTCCGTGTAGCAGGAGCCTTGGTGGGGTTGTGGGACGGCTTGATTGTCTTTCTCAGGATGCCGCGAGGCCAAGAACGGGTCTTGCCGGTTCTCCGTCTGCGACCACCCGCAAGAGCAATGGCAGGATCGTTAGGCTCAAACCCAGGGCCGGTCGGCATTGCATAGGTCGGCTTGAACTCTGCCCCGATGACATACCCTTGACGGGCGTCGGGAGCAAGGGCAGCACCGCCACCAGACAGCGGAGAGGTTCCAAAGTTTGTGTCATCATGCTTGATGATCCGGACAGACACCCCAGGCTTTCCAGGCTGAGGCTCGGGCGACGAGGACATTCTTATTCAAAACGGACAATCTTATTTACGGACATGATTCAGAGTAGCAAGAATGTGGAACGAAGCGATCAAGACTTTCTTTAAGGATGGTGTTGCCCGCTTTGCGGATGCACAGGTGGAGCCGTTCGAGGACTTCCTCTACAACAAGATCCCCCTGGTGCTGAGGTCGACTGCCCCCATCGTCGTGTGGCACGAGCAGGATGATGCGACCAAGAAGTACAAGTACGAGTTCCGGCTGTCGTTCGACAATGTGACCTACATGAAACCTCGCATCCAGGAGGCCACGGGTCGCTTGAAGACGATGCTGCCTTACGAGGCTCGTGTCCGGAACTTTACCTACGCCGCCCAGATGTTTGTGGATGTCAAGTTTGTTGCACGGACGTACAGTGGTCCTACCCTCTCAGAGGTCACGGAGCAGAGCAAGGTCTTTGAGGGCATCTCGATGGGCAAGATTCCCGTCATGCTGGGGTCTTCTCTGTGTGTCCTTCGCGATATGACCCTGCCGCTCTCGGAGCTGGGCGAGTGTACTGGCGATCCGTTCGGGTACTTTATCATCCACGGCAGTGAGCGTATCATCCTCTCACAGGAGAAGGTGGCCGACAATCGCAGCATGGTCTTTCTCAATAAGAAGACGGCCTCCAAGTTCACCCACACGGTCGAGATGAAGTCTCTGCACGAGAGCTTCACCATGCCGCCCAAGAAGGTGGAGATTCGCATCAGCTCCAAGTTCAACGGACTGGGCTATCCACTGACGATGTGTGTCCCTCGGTTCCGGGAGGATGTGCCACTGATGGTCTTCTTCCGGGCATTGGGTGTCGAGGCGGATAAGGATTTGTATGATCGCATCGGGGAGGATGCCGCAGACTATCTGGCAGCTTCGTTCAAGGAGGCCGCGGACGCTGCCGTCTTTACTCAGACGGACGCCATCGAGTACCTGACGCATCATCTCCAGTACCCTGCAACGTCGGAGGACAAGCATGCCCACATCCGTGCACTCCTTCAGACGGAGCTTCTTCCGCATGTGACACTGGCCAATGAGGAGCTGACTGCGACGGTGCTGAACGCTCGCAAGGTGCTGATCCTTGTGGGCATGATCAAGAAGCTTGTGGCCACTGCCCGGGGACGCCTTCGTCTGGACGATCGCGATGCCTATCCCAACAAGCGTGTCGTGACAACGGGTGCCCTCCTGACGCACCTGTTCCGTCAGCTCTTCCAGAAGGTCTGCAAGGACATTCGCAGCAAGCTGGTACACGAGATCAACAATGACAACTGGAAGCGGAACGGCAAGCCGTTGGAGGCACTCACCATCTCCAATCTCTACAAGATCCTGAAGGTGTCGTCCATCGAGGGCAAGATGAAGCAGGCACTAGCGACCGGGAACTTTACGGTGCAGGGTCTTGGGACGTCGAACTCTACAGCTCTCTCGAATGCCACCAAGTCGGGCGTGTCTCAGGTGCTGAACCGTCTCTCGTACAATGCGACGCTCTCGCACGTCCGCCGTATCCAGACGCCGGTGGAGAAGAGCGGCAAGCTACTGGCTCCTCGCAAGCTTCACGGCACATCCTGGGGGTTTGTGTGTCCCGTGGAGACGCCAGAGGGTCATTCGGTCGGCATTGTCAAAACGCTGAGTCTGATGACGACCGTCTCTCAGCATGTACCGTCCTTTGTAGTGCTGGATGTCCTGCGTGGGCTGCCCTGTGTGGACTGGGTGAGTTCGATCGAGTCGTCCGGGCAGGTAGCCATTCTCGTGAATGGTGTCATTGTGGCACATACGGCAGATCCCGTGGCAGTTCACACGGCTCTCCGGGCGGCCAAGACAAGCGGTCGCATCCACCCACACATTTCTGTCGCGTGGCACATTCTGAACCACCAGATCATGGTGGAGACAGATGCGGGGCGTCTTGTGCGTCCCGTGTTTCGGGTGGCAAATGGCAAGATCCTTCCTCCTCCTGAGGATCCTACCGTCTGGAACAACTGGGTTCGGTCGTGCGTCGAGTACATTGATCCCTCCGAGTCTGATGTCGTGCGGGTTGCGATGATGCCCGAGGATGTCACGGATCGTCACACGCATTGCGAGATTCATCCTCAGATGATCCTGGGGCATATGGCGGCCACCATTCCACTGCCGGATCACAATCAGTCGCCCCGTAATGCCTATCAGTCCGCTATGGGCAAGCAGGCCATGTCTCTGTATGCCTCCAACTTCCAGAAGCGTCTCGACAAGAATGCGTACGTCATCTGCTCCCCTCAGAGGCCGCTGGTGGAGAATCGCATCACGCGAATCCTTGGGAGCACCAACATGCCCTTTGGCGAGAATGCCATTGTGGCTATTGCGTGCTATTCGGGCTACAATCAGGAGGACTCTGTGATCCTGAACCGGGCGTCGTTGAAGCGGGGCTTTATGCGTGGCCTGTACTACTCTCTCTACAAGGACGAGGAGCATCGGAATGTGGCCTCGGGTCGTGAGGAACGATTTGCTCGCCCTCGCAAGGAGGTCACTCGGGGCTATAAGAATACGTCCTATCACGCCATCCAGGAGAATGGAATCCCACAGAGGAATGCCATTCTGCAGGAGAATGATGTGGTGATTGGCAAGGTGGTGAATCTCCGGAATGATCCTCACAAGTTCCAGTACAAGGATCTCTCGACGACGCACAAGAGTGCCGAGCCGTGCCGTGTGGACGGTGTCTGGCAGGACAAGAACTCGGATGGGTATCCGTTCGTGAAGGTGCGGGTGGTCTCGGAGCGGACGCCCACGATCGGGGACAAGTTTGCCTCGCGGTGTGCACAGAAGGGTACTGTGGGCATGATCTTGGACGAGAGCGACATGCCCTTCACTGCGAGTGGCCTGCGTCCGGACATTATCATGAATCCTCACGCCATCCCGTCCCGCATGACGATCGGGCAGCTGTTGGAGACGCTGCATGGACGTATCTGTACTCGGAAGGGAGCCGTGGGCGATGGGACGCCTTACTCGCACCTCTCGATCGATGTGTTGAAGGATCATCTGACGGAGCTTGGGCTGCACCCCTACGGCAATGAGATCATGTACAATGGCATGACGGGCGAGATGATGGAGGTGGAGATCTTTGTGGGATCCACCTTCTACCAGCGGCTGAAGCACATGGTGATTGATAAGGCTCACTCTCGTGCACGGGGGCCGATCGTGTCGCTCACCCGGCAGCCATGTGAGGGCAGGGCAAGGGATGGTGGACTTCGCGTGGGCGAGATGGAGCGTGACTGTATGCTCACCCACGGAGCCTCCGTCTTCACAAAGGAGCGTCTCATGGATGTGTCGGATCCCTACGAGACGGGTATCTGTAAGAACTGTGGGGCATTGGCGACGACGAATGAGGACGAGCATATCTACGAGTGCAAGTCGTGCGACTCCAAGGTTGGGTTTGAGAAGAAGACGATCCCGTATGCTGTGAAGCTCTGGTTGCAGGAGATGGAGGCCATGCATATCTCTCCCCGGATGGTCTTCACGGATGAGTGAGAGCAGTGTAAGGCTCTGCAATATAACGGACATTCGGGTAGCCATAGGAAGCCAATAGTTCAGCTGCACGTCTAGACCGCTGACCCGTGTTGCAATAGACTAAAATACGATCATTTTTTTGTAAGACCTGGGCTGCTGTTTCGGCGGTGAGTGTAGCAGCGGGGAGATGAATGGCTTCTGGGTGATGGCCAATGTTCCACTCGAGGTCTGTGCGAACGTCCACGATCTTGTCGAAGCGTGTACGGCGAGCTTCTGACGCATCTATCCTCTGGCTTCCAGAGGCCGAGTACCATAGTGCGATCGCAATCACGACGAGAATCAAAACTAGCCAAATCGGAAGTCGCATATGTCTACTACTTGGAGATTTCACAATGGCGACTCGTGAAGAACTGTTGGCTCAGAAGAAGGAGATTGAGGCAAAGCTGCTGGCTCTCGCAGAGGAGGAGAAGCGTCTAGAAGCAGAAAAGGTGGCAGCCGCCGGGGGTCTCACAGAGGAGAACGTGTTGGAGCTTCGGCGAGCAATCACGATCGTGGGATCTGCCGTGGCAAGTCCAGACGTGATCTTTGCAGATGTGAGCCTAGAAGACGCAGACCCGGAGATTACAAAGGGAGGATACCGAGGTAACCAGCAGTACCCATGGAGCATTCACATGGAGGCGTCGTTTGTGAGCGATTACGGAATGGGTCTCGAGTACACGGTTACGATCAAGACGCGGCACCCTGGCATTCGAGCGATTGTAATGAGCATGCTAACGTCCAACGAGTACATTCCAGATCTCGAGGAAGGCGAGGCCGTGAGTCATTGGTCGGCAGACTGGGATTACCACTACGCTATTTCGGTGAAGAACCCGCTCTCCGAGAAGGACTATTGGGCTGCCTTGGAAGCTAAAACGAACCGTCGAGGGCGGTAGGAACTCCCATCAGCACAATGTCTCTCGAGGTGATCTGTGGTCCCATGTTCTCTGGCAAGTCTAGTGCCATTTACTCCATCGTGAAGCGTCATGCTGCCGTTGGAGTGAATGTGTTGGTGGTCAAGCCGTCGATCGATAACCGGTACTCTATTCGTCCAGAGGTCGTGACGCATGATGGTGTCAGTTTCGAGTGCGTCACTACGGGTCAGTTCCTGATGACTCTAGACTTTGAGCTGACCAATCGTGCCACGCTCATCATCGTGGAGGAGGCTCAGTTCTATCAGGATCTCACGACCTTTGTCAAGGCCATGGTCGATCGGCAGCACAAGGATGTGGTTGTCGTGGGTCTGGATGGGGACTCGAATCGGCAGCCGTTTGGGCAGGTACTGGAGTGCATCCCGTTGGCAGACAAGGTGACCAAGCTGACGGCACTCTGTTCCGAGTGTGGCGATGGAACGCCTGCACTGTTCACGTACCGTAGGAACCCGGGTATGGGCGACCAGGTGCTTGTTGGTGGATCGGATCTGTATCAGCCGCTGTGTCGGTCGTGTTATCTGCACGCTCTCACTGCTGAGTAGTAAAAAAGATGGCTGAAATGGGGACGCAGTTCCTACCTTCCTGCTTTGCACCCCAACTCCAAAATTCCCGTGGATTGAAGGTATCCACCGCTTTTTTGGATTTCCCGGGGAGGGGGATGACGCAGACCTGTTTTTTCTGGAGAGCGGGAGGAGACACCGGATATGGTCTGGGAGGAGGCGGGGGCATTATACATACGGCCGAACAAGAATCAGAGAAATTGCGTCGTGAATGACGGCACCCCAGTACGCAACGTACCACGAATAGCCGGTGAAGATCAGGATGGCAATCACAATGAGGGAACGCAAAAAGGTGTTGATCAGGACGTTGGGGGTGGGGGTAAGCCAAAAGTTCATTTAATACTGCAAGAAGATTTTTTGACACGGCTCTACACGGAAGCGTGGCGAGGATGGGTCGCCGCGGCTAGATGGCCGCAAGATTTTTTCTCTGGATAAGGCATAACACAACATGGGCGGTGGTTTAATGCAGCTTGTCAGCTATGGTGCTCAGGATATCTATATCTCCGGTAACCCCCAGATCACGTTCTGGAAGGTGCTGTACAAGCGTCACACCAACTTCGCCATGGAGGCGATCGAGGTGACGTTCAACGGCCAGGCCGACTTTGGCCGCCGTGTGACGGCCGTCATCAGCCGCAATGCGGATCTGATGTACCGCACCTACATCCAGGTGACCCTCCCCCAGGTTCAGCTGACCACCTTCGGCGACCGCTTCCGCTGGCTCAACTATGTGGGTCACCGCCTGATCAAGCAGGTCGAGATCGAGATCGGTGGCAGCCGCATCGACCGCCAGTATGGTGACTGGATGCAGATCTGGAC